GGCGTTCTAAAGGCGAAGTAACCATTCATGAATTGGTTGCAAAGGAATCGTTTGAATACGCACTGAAACACATCTGAAAAACCTCACTAATTTATTAATAGTCTACGAGGGTAGGCTGTTGTATCTCTTTATGTCACAGCATTTTAGCCCATACAGGTTCCCCCGCCTGTGTGGGCTTTTTTTTGTCCAAAATTTCTGTTTGCCGTAATTTAAACCTGTAGCATCAAGGAGTCTGCTAATGGAACTTTTCATCGCGTTAGCAGCCACGCCATTATCTGATATGCACCAGTCGAAAACCTTCGATCTTCGCAGTTTGAAACACCAATTGCATAACATTCAGGAAATCCGAAAGGGTCTGATTAAATGCGATATAAACTACGATCACGTAGGCAACGGCAAACCGCATCACAGCGCTCGCGTCGATTTTGTTTCTGATATGGGTACGGGTAGCATTCAATTCACCCTTGAAGAAACGAATTGGCATTACGAGGGTGAAACGGATATTAATGGCGAACACACGAAATACGAAGGGTTTACCGCGCACGATTCCGTGCAAGCGATTTGCCGTAAGGTTCGTGGGCTGCTGTTGAAACTACTCTGAAGTTTTGAACTTTGTAATTTTTAAACGTGAGGTATAAAAACCCACAAACTCTTAAATGGAGTGAACCATGTCGAAACGAAATTCGCGCCTGCGCGGCATCGTCGTTATGGCTGATAACCAAGAGCAAGCAGTGGAGCTTTTCAGCGCTGTCGCTTCTGGCACCTATCGTGTTTTGGAAAGTAAAGATGGTGAATTCGCCATTGCAACTTCCAATTCCGATTTGCAACTTCTGAACCCGTTGAACGGTGAAGAAATGGTTGCCGTTCCGGAAGACGAAAAGCACGAAATGGTGGCCGTAGCCTCGAATGCTGGTGAGGATATGGACGCTTTCTATCAGGCATGCTCTAGCGGTTGCGGCGCACACGTTGTTACTGACAGTCTCGAACTGTTGGATAAATGCCCGGCTTGCGCTTCCGACCTCCCCAAAATGGAAGACGCTGACTTGAAAACGAACAATCAACCAAAAGAATTGCTGCTCGCCGTAGCAACCGACCGCGTTTCTGCTGTTGAAGCATTCCGCGCTCTGGCCTCTGGCGAATGCGAGACTTTCGCCGCTAAATGCGACGACGTGATGGTGGTTTCGAACCAACCAATCAACTTCGATATTTACAAAAATATCGCTGCTGAACAGGTTGCCGATTACACGCCACAATTGGCCGTTGCTTCCTCGGCCACCGAAGACGGCAAATTGAAAGTGCATTATCTGACCACCGCTTCTGATAGCGGCCAAGAAATGCACATCATCGCCAGCAACCAATCTCCGATTTTCTGCCCCGTGACCAACATGGGTCTGGTTGATCCGGAAGACGAAATGAGCGAAGCGCAGAAAGCAACTGCGAGCGCCGATTTCCTTTCCAAAGCCTCCGACGAAGATGAGGAAGAGGAAGAAGAGGAAGACGAAGATTTCGACGACGAAGAAGAGGAAGAAGAGGAAGAGGAAGAAGATCCCGAAGAAGAGGAAGAGGAAGAAGAGGAAGAAGAAAACGACGACGACGATCTTTCCCTCGGCCTCGCTGCTTCTAAAGGCAAGAAAAAAGGCGGCGTAAAACGCAAGGTAAAACCTGAAATGGCTACCGCAAGCGCAACTACCGAAGCCGACGTAAACGCAGCCGCTGCCACCGAGCAAGCGCCCGCTGTTGCTGTCGCAACTGAACAAACCGAAGCCGAACAAACTGCCGCCGCTGCACCAGTTGTTGCCGCCGTAGTTGAACAGGCCCCGGTCGAGGTTAGCGCCTCTTTCGTTTCCATCGCAAGCAACGACATGAAGGAAAATTCTGTTGATGTTAATTATGTAGGTAACGTCCAAGGCGAACCTACGTGGATGGCATTTCACAACGGTATTCCTTTTGCGAAAGCAATCGCGTCCGCTTCTGAAAACCCTGCCACTTTTGCTGATCCAGCAATTGGTCGCGCTTTCAAAGCAATCGCCAGTGAACAAGGCGTTCATGCTGCGCTGGAGCAACTGCGTTTCGAAGAAATCAAACCAGTTCTGCAAATCGAACAGGTTGTTGCGGAACAAATTCAATCGCAAGTTGCTGAACAAGGCAACGTGTTGGCTGAAGCAACCGCACGCGATAAATCGGAACTTGCAACCCGCTACGAATCCGCTCTGGCGACGGCTGCACACGGTATTAACACCGGTTATTTCCGTGACATGAGCAACCCGATTGTGACCGCGCTCGCTTCCACTCTGGAAGACGTAGGTCTGGCCGGTGCTGCTGAACTTCTGCAACGTGCTTTCATTGATCATTCGCCGGAATACCACGCCAGCATCTTGGCAAAAGCCGCTGAAATCATGCAGTACGAACAAGTCGTTCAAAACCAGATGGCAACCGCCGTAACTCAAATCGAACCGAAAAACGTGGCTACCGCGTCTTCGCTTTCGATGGGCCGCCCGGTTCAACGTCCAGCGCAAGTGCAACAGGAAAACGTGATTGCCACTGCTTCCGCACAGCAACCACAAACCACTGACTTCAAAGCCCGCCTGAGCGGCTTGAAACTGTTCTGATAAAACGGAGAAATTCCCCATGATCGTTGATAAATACACTCGCGCTTTCAACACTGAATTCCGCGACGTTGAACCGGGCCTCGACCTGCGCGAAGACGGCCAAGCGCTCGTTTTCTCGAAAGTAAATGGCCGTACTTATGTGCGTCCTTCGCAAGGTGTTGCTGGCGAAATCTTCGCCGGTATTTCCGTAAACCGGAATACCCCACCTTCGTTCCTGCCGAAAATCGTTGCCGACACCGTTGTTCCTGAAAGCGGCGTTGTTGACCTCGGTCGTCTGCCACTGAACGGCCAAATGCTGGTTAAAGTCGATGGCGACGTTCTGGAAGTTTCCGCTGCTGCGCCTGTTGAAGGCAAAGTGCAAAGCGTTGGCACCAAGCTGTACTTCTTCACCGGCACTCCTGCCGTTGACGGCGGCGCTGCTGCTGTTCCGGGTGATACCGGTAAAGAACTGTTCGTGCAAATGATGTACGAACCGACCGTTTCCGAAGCCAAAACCATTCGTGGTGATGCGCCAATCGGTGGCCTGTCGAGTTCCGAACTGGGCCGCATCGCCGTTCTGACCCGCGCTGAATCCGTCGCTACCACTTTCTACGATGCATCCGCAGATTGGTCTGCTGTTCTGCGTCCGAAATTGGGCGTTGACGGCAAGTTCACCACTTCCGGCCCCGGCGAAACCGTCAACACTGTTCTGGTTCTGCAAAACCCAGTTCAAGACGCCGCTTCCTACGGCCCTCTGGTCGTCAAAATCACTAACGCTTAATCGCGGATCATTCGAAAATCTTTGGAGATACAAAACATGTTGAACAAAATTCAAGGCGCACGGATGGTACTGCGTGACGGCTCCCCGCTGGAAGACCTGCGTTATTCGAAAGGCGGCGATCTGGCTCTGTCCAGCGCAACCGGCGAATTCAACGCCAGCAGCACCAAAGACCTCGCCATGCAAATCAGCCGTCTCATGGACGCTGTGCAACGCGGTGAAGTTGTTCAAGAAACTCGCCAAATGGCAACCGCTTCGACTCGCGACGAACGCCGCGATATCATGCGCGAAGCAATGGCTTCCGACGACAACTGGAAAGCACTCGGCGCGAACATCGCTCAACAGGTTTACGAGCAATCCGAACGTGATGGTTTCCTGCGTAAACTTTCGCAAGGTAACACTCTGCGTCAGGGCGAAGTTCAACGCGTTCCAATGCCTCCGCATGATTCGATGGCAGTAGTTGCCACCGGCCCTGCTGGCGTTGGCTACCAGAACATTCGCGCTCGTCAATTCCTGCCTGCTGAATTCGAAATCATCGCCAACGTTCGCGTAAACGCGCTGGACATGGAACAGGTTTCGGGCGATCTGCTGGAACACGCTTACAACGACGCGCTGCAAAGCATGATGGTTCAAGAAGACCGTCTGTGGAAAATCGCTGCCGACGCAACCGTTGGCATGATGAACCCAATCGAGTACATCGCTGGCGAACTGACCACGAAAAATCTCGGTCGTCTTCGTACCGCCGTTACCGACTGGAACCTGCCAGCCACCACCGCGATCATTTCCAACGACTACTGGTCGGATATCATCGGTTCGAACGATTTCGCAACCATGCTCGATCCGATCACCAAGTACGACTTGGCTCTGAACGGTCAACTGGGTACTTTGGTCGGCCTGCAACTGCTGACTGACGGTTTCCGCGCACCGAACCAAAAGGTTCTGGAACGTGGCGAAATCTACGTTGTTGCCAGCCCTGAACATCACGCTGCGTACAGCACCCGTGGCGGTATCCAATCCCGTCCGGTTGACTACTCGCACGAAGGTTCGACCGCCAAAGGCTGGATGCTGTCCGAAGCGTTCTCGTTCGTTCTCGCCAACAACCGTTCCGTAGTGAAAGGTAAGCGTCTGGTTCGTTAATAATCTCCGCGTCGGTTAGAATAAAAAGGAGCGCCCCTTTAAGTTTTAACCGACGTTAGATTCCTTTGGAGATTAGACGATGGACATTCAGGCTCTTTTTTCACTTGCGGCATTGTGTTGCAAAAACGGAAGAGACGAATTGGCAGTGCAAGTGCTTAAACAGATTTGCAATTGCGATGAATTTTCTTCGATCCTGAACAGTTCTCTTATGCCCGCGCTAACTGGTGTTTCGACGCCAGAATGTGCAACGGTGCCGATTGCAGAAAGTGGCAATGAAGGGCAAGTCGATGGACTCGACAGTTTTGTCGATTACGTTGAACAAACTTCCCCGACTGTGACCAAATTCGGTACTGCTCCAAATTCGGAAAACTCCATCAACCCTTCGTTGCATGGAACTGATAGCGTTGCACTTCGGCAGATTATGTCGATGGCGTCTGCTGTCTACGCACAAAAGCAGTATTTGGAAGAAGGTGAAACAATCATCCTCGATCCACAACTATCGGCTTTTGCTTCGGTAGACCTCGAACCCCCCTACGATGAGGAATCGTTGGTAATTCGTGAGAAACCTAAAGCGATGCAACCGCTTACTCCGGGCCGTATCAGGATCACGCTGTAACGAAAAGGCCGCTGTGAGAAATCACCGTGGCCTTTTTTGTTTTTGGAGGCAGAAAATATGACCGATACGCCAGCCCGTGAGAAAATGCGCGATGCGATGAAAAGCCGCGACCTACTGGGCAATCAGAAATTCAAGCAGACGCATTTGTTTACCGCGTTCGCTGCAATTCGTGCGTCGTTCAAAAGATATTTTAAGTTGGAAGATTTACCGTTCGTTCACAACAACGATGCGAAGATGATGCAGCGCTCGAAATTTGAGCCCACGTATCCTTACGCATATGTGAGCATGAACAGCATTGCAAAAACAGAGCAACATTTGCTGTCGCCAACAATTCGTCGGCGCGGCTCGGGTGATGTGCGCGATGGCTCCAACAGCCAGATTACTCGCCTGCATTATTTCCCGGTCATTATTCGTTATGAGTTTCACTACATCACGAATGATTATTTCGATGCTGTTCGTTTTATTGGGGAAGCCCTGATCCTTATGGAATCCAAGGCCCTGAACGTGCGCATCACCACCGGCAACGCCAGTAGTTTTCTCGATATTGTGATGGACTCAAAAGAAATCGCAATTCCACGCGCCGACAAAGAAAACGAAGCTGATCCAGAATCTTTTGATTTGGTGCTTTCGTGCTATTCCAATACGTGGACTGGTGTAGAGAAACAAATCTCCAAGATCAACAATCGCGGGGAAGTTACGTTTCATGCTGTCGTGGTTAATCCAGACGGCAATGTAACTGACGAAGAAATTTCCATTCTGCAAACGGCGGACGACCTATGAAACCAATCCAAGTTTACCGCCCACCAGCCCGCACAGTCGTGACGGAAACGCGCCAGTTTCTGGTGGACAACACCCGGCGTACAGGTATCAACGCTTTCAGTGTCGCAACCAAAGTAACGGAAGCCACGCTGGAACAAAAAGACATTACGATTGGCCCTGATAATCCGTACACAATTAAGGATGTGCATCACATTCTTTCTATTCAGTGTCCGCACCCGATCCAGATTGAAATGGTTGCCTTCGGTACGATTCCAGAACCTGAAGTGCGCACCGAACAAATCTTTTTCGACGCGACCATTGAAATTGGCGTGGCAAATGCCTCCCGCTTTGTGACGGTGAAGGTCATTGATCCTGATGTTTATACTTCGGCACCAATTGATATTTCCGTGCAAAATATGCGGACTGGTGAAACCGAAGAACTGCATTTGGAACGTAGTGATCAAGGCGTTTACGAATCCTTTTTGCAGACGCAGAATAACGATGCAACCGGCGTCGATTTCGACGGCATGATGTTCTGTCGCAAAGACGACATTCTGCGATTCACATACGAAGAGCCATACGATGCAACTGGTAAATCGCGTGTGATTACTCAAGATCAGGTTGTAACGCTGGATTTCGAACCGACCACAATTGAAGTTCCGGCCACTGTTGTTTTCGGTGGACGTTTGAATTTCCGCGTAAATAATCCGCAAGAGCAATATGCGCAGATTACCAACATTCGCAGTGGCTCCACCTTGAGTGTTTTACACAGTGCGTTCGTACCCATTGAATTGACGTTCGATGACGGCCCTGACGCTCTGGCAGTGAACGATAATGACGTAATTCAAATCGTCACCAAAGGCAAAGATATTCACGGCCAGCTGCAAAACATCGTAGCAGAAGTGGTTGTGCGCCCCGGCGATACCGCTGTTATCGAAGCACCGACGCAGGTTGATATCACGAAACCTTTTTCGGTGCTGATTACCGATAACAGTGCAGGCAACAGCAAAAGCGTTGTTTTCCGAAACCAATTAACGGGTGCGGTTTTCACTTATCCGTTGGATCAAATCGGTTTCATTTATTCCGGCAAATACGGGATTACTTTTCCGACATTCCATCACATCGGTTTGCCGGGTCAGCCTGTTGCAATTGAATATACGGTAGGTGTAACGACCGTAACGAAAACGCTGGAATTGGTTAAGCCTGCACCGGCCCCAAGTCCTGTGCCTGATCCACAAGATCCGGATGCGGGTGTTCAAAGCGTTCCGGTAACAATGACGGTAAATGGTCAATTCTTTTTGAATGGATCTTTTGCCGGAACCATTAAGCTATCGGCTGATAAGGTCGTTCGCTGCACTTTGATTAAAGCGTAATTTAATAGTAATCCCGAAACCATTTGGGAGATTACTGGAGAAAGTCCATGACCCTACAAAACGGCAGCAATACGTCGGCGGGTGTGTACGGTGGTGAGGTAGATAACTCGCAATCTGCTTCTTCCACTTACCCGACCACGGGGGCTATGGTAAGTGAATCGAATCGCGGACGTGTTGGTGTTCCGACGCTTGTAACTAGCGTGGGTGAATTCCGATCCAAGTTTGGCTTGCGTGATGCATCGCTTACCTTCGGCCATTTCGCCGCTGAACGCTTCTTGAAAAAAGCACAGCGGCTCTGGTTTTACCGCGTTGATACTGAAGCCAATTATGGTTCGGCATCGGTTGTGACGAAAGACGGATTCGCCAGCCCAAAAGCGGCGACCCAAGGCTACCTTGATCCGGATACCGAACACAATCAATTGCCGGATGAAATCGGTTTTCTTTACGCGGCTGATCCGGGCACGTGGAACAACCAGATTCGCGTCCTGATGTACCCGGATGTGAACGACGTAGAAAACGAGCAATTTGTTTTGCAAGTTTTCGAAACCAACATGAGCGTCCCGGTTGAAACTTACCGTGGCACTCTGCGCGAAAAGGTTGACGGCCAGCGCCGCCAATTGAGCATCGCGTACCAACTGGAAAACCTCGAATCTCGCGTTCGTTTCAAACCGAACGTAGACCATCCTGAGTACGTTAATTCGGGCGGCGCAAAACGCCTGATCAACGCAATCGTCGAAGTTGATTTCTCCTACGGTGATAATGGCCGTGTGGCGAACACTGGCGATATCATTCAGGGTTGGGGTGAATTCGAAAACGAAGATGATTTCGAAGTTCGCTTGCTGATCAACGCCGGTTATGCCGACGCGGGGATTCACCAAGAAA